TGACACATCATCATAATCCTGATGGCAAAGTTGAAAATTTAAATCCGCAAACAATTGGATATGTTCATATATACGATCATATTTACAATATGGATGAATATTCTGTTACTTTCATCAACGCCGTCTTCCCAAATCAAGCGGCTCCAAAATTGATAAAGAGAAATCCTAGAGATTCTGAGCTTGACCTTGGGAATCATGCATGGTACGTTCAACTGGGCTGGGCAAATAGTACCGTCGAAGTCTCGGCGGCCGCCAATGCTTTTTATATTTCTGGAAGCGGGACCAATAAACTTAGATTTGGGCATATTGCAAATGCACATTCTTTTGTGACTGATGGCGAGTATTTCCTAAAAGCAAACACAAGAATTCTTTCTGCATATGGAATTGGGGATTATGCTTATGCTGGCAATGACGGACTGGTGGGTTATCTCGCCAGCACCACACAATCGTTGGGGGCGAGTCACCCGGATTATGTTCCCGGACCAATTGATGAGGCGCACAACTATGAACCTCTTGGAATTAATTGGGACGATGGACTCCATACTTTCGAGCGATGGCATGGCTTCGACTCGGAATTTGGCTTCGGAGTGGTAGGAACTTCTAGAGCAAGTGGATATGAAATTGCCGAATACTCCTTGGTCGGCGGCAGATCCCCATATGGTTTTATAAACATGGCTCCGGGAGGAAAGATGACCCAAAACGCTGGAATCAATTTAGGAATGTCTGGGAGCGAATATATAACAGGGAATCACGATCATCATTTGTATGCAAGTACATGGATAAACTCGGATGTAAACATGGGTTCTAATGGGTATATATTCTCAGAAACAGGAGTTGAACACGCATTTGAAGGTGAAAGTGGGTTTGGGTAATATGAAAAATATAAAAGTAGAAGTTCTTCCTCCGGCGGTGGAAAAAAACAATAATCGAAATGAAGACCTTCAAGACGATTATGAATACAGCAGAAATAACTTGAGAGAATTAATTGAAAAGGGAGGGGATGCTCTTGACAGCATTCTTGATCTGGCCAAGGACTCAGACCATCCCCGGGCATATGAAGTAGTCGGCCAAATTCTCAGATCGGTCGTCGATGCAAACAAAGATTTGATTGGACTTCAGCAACAAATGAAAAAGATAACAGAAGAAGAAGGCCCCAAGCGAGTCAATGCATTGTTTGTGGGAAGCACACATGATCTTCAGAAATTATTAAAGGGTGGGAAGTTGCCCAAGAAAGAATAACAATGTCTTCGCCAGAAACAACAACAACAAAACACTATCTTGGAAATCATTTATTAAAAGCCGCAGGCGTGGCTGTGGATTATACCAAGGAAGAAATTGAAGAATATATCAAATGCTCCAAGAATCCCAAACATTTTATTGAAAATTATATCAACATTGTTCATGTGGACAGAGGACTTGTTCCATTCAAGCTATATGATTTCCAAAAGAAAATGGTCAATGTAATGCACAAGAACCGATTCAGTATCTTTTGCACTGCTCGACAGGTAGGAAAAACCACTACCGTAATTTCATATTTTCTTTGGTATATTCTATTCAATGAGAGTGTGAACATTGCCATTCTTGCAAACAAAGGCACCCTGGCCCGAGAGATCCTAGGAAAACTTCAGCTTGCCTATGAAAATCTTCCAATGTTTTTGCAACAGGGAGTGAAGGTATGGAACCGTGGCGACATCTCTTTGGAAAATGGATCAAAAATTGTTGCGGCATCTACTTCTTCTAGTGCAATTCGTGGTGGATCGTTTAACATAATTCTGCTTGACGAATTTGCATTTGTTCCCAAGAATATTGCAGATGAATTTATGAGTTCTGTCTATCCTACAATTTCTTCCGGCGAGTCAACAAAAGTAATTGTTGTCAGCACTCCGAATGGGCTGAATCATTTTTATAAAATGTGGGAAGATGCCAAAGAAAAAAGAAATCAATATGTTCCTGTTGAGGTTTCGTGGAATGAAGTGCCAGGAAGAACCAATAAATGGAAACAGGACACCATATCAAATATCGGAAAGGATCGCTGGGCCCAAGAGTTTGAAGGGGAGTTTGTTGGTTCTATTAATACGTTGATTGCTCCAAGCAAATTAAAGTCTCTTGTGTTTAATGCACCAGTAGAACATACCAATGATCTTGACATATACGAATATCCATTGCCAGGGCATATTTATACGGCAACCGTGGATGTGTCGCTGGGTGAAGGGCAGGACTTTTCGGCATTGAGTATAGTTGATGCAAGTGAATTTCCATACAAACAAGTTGCCAAATACAGAAATTCTAATATGTCTCCATTGATGTTTCCTACTGTCATTACAAATATTGCAACCAAGTACAACAATGCATATATTCTTGTTGAGATTAATGGAATCGGACAACAAGTTGCCGACATTCTTTATAATGAAATTGAATATGAAAACATGGTACTGATAACTTCCAGAGGCCGAGCAGGGCAGGTTTTTGATGCCGGGTTTGGAGGGAAAGGAACTACTCAGTTTGGTATTACCATGTCAAAAAAAGTAAAACAGATAGGCTGCACCATGTTAAAGAATTTAATTGAGGATGATAAATTATTGATTCACGACTTTGATACCATTTCTGAATTAACCTCTTTCATATCAAAGGCTGGATCGTTTGAAGCCGAACCCGGATGCAATGATGATTTGGTAATGTCGTTAATTCTTTTTGCATGGCTTACTTCCCAACCACATTTTAAAGAACTCACTAATCTTGACTTACGAACTAAGATGCTGGAAGAAAAGATGAAAGTGCTAGAAGAGGACATTCTTCCCTTTGGGTTTATCAATGACGGAGCAGAAGAAACGTCATATAGAGATGACACGGGACAGCTTTGGATTGTTGAACCTGACTATCAATGAAAATCCACTTATTTATAAATATTGGGGAATAAGTGGATTTTAAGGGCTATTATTTTTTAGCCACAGAGGAGAAAATACAATGCCATTTCAAGTTTCCCCCGGAGTAAACGTTACCGAAGTTGATTTGACTACAATAATTCCTGCCGTATCGACGAGTATTGGTGCAATGGCTGGTAGATTTCAGACCGGGCCAGTCGGCGAAGTTGTAACTATTGATTCGGAAGATACTTTGGTTTCAAAGTTTGGAAAGCCAGACGCAAATACTGCCGTTGACTTCTTTACGGCTGCAAATTTTTTGAGCTATTCAAATGCTCTTCGAGTTGTTCGCGCAGGAAATTCTACGGACAGGAATCCTTCTACTGGAACTGCTGCATTGATTAAGAACGATGACCATTTTGATACTTTGTCTCTTACTTCTTTTGCATACGGAAAATCATCTGGTGCATTTCTAAATGGTCTTCGCGTAGAAGTCTGTGATAGTGAAACTGCATTCGCATTATGGACATCGAATTCTCAATTTGATGCAGCACCCACAACGTCCCAATGGGCAACGGATCGCGGCGCATCTAACGACGAACTTCATGTCATTGTTATCGACGGGTTAGATGGAGCAATATCTGGAACCGCAGGAACAATTCTCGAAAAATATTCATTCATGTCCAAGGCACTCGGAGCCAAAGATGCCCAAGGAAATGGAAGCTACTACAAGGATGTAATCAATAACAGTTCCAAGTATCTTCGCATTGGAAGCGGCGTGGCGGCCGCCGATAACGGAACAACAATGGCAGCAGGCGACGAGATGTCTGATACAACTCCTACATTAAAGCTTACTGCCGGGCCAACGCCGTTTACTTCGGGTATTGTTGATACTTTTGGGTCACGCACTACATATACTGCAAATGTAACTGCAATTGCAAACACCACTGGGGATGCGGTCGGGGTTGATGTAAAAGTAAAATCTGGGACAACGTATGTTGCAATAGATACTTCTGTTGCTCAAGGCGACCCTGGCTTTGGGCAGCTAGCAGGTAGCACTAATTTGTTTATTGTATCAAATCATACTGGCTCCTCATGGGAGTATAATCATATAGGGGATGTGGGCGCCCCGAGCGAACAGTGGGTTCCGTTGAATGTGACCTTCATCGGTTCCACCTTTAACCAAGAAACATTAGTTTCTCTGGGGTCTATTGATCTATACGGAAATAGTATTGCTAATAACTTTTCTGCCCATGCAACTCCCCAAAAACTCAAGGCAGACGGAACGTTTATTGCCCCGATCTCTACAAATTATGGGCTAGCCGCAACGACTGATCTTGTCTATGGCGAAACCGATGTTCCGTTTACTGGAACAATCTTGGGTGGAATTGAAGGCGCTCTGGGCGATGATGATATTCAGCTTGCATACGACCAATTTGTAGACCCAGACAAGGTTGACATTTCCTTGATTGTAACTTCAGGACATTCTGCAACAGTAAAGAAATATGTATCAGATAATATTGTAGAGCCTCGAAAGGATTGTATTGTATTTGTTTCGCCCGACAAGGGTGATGTTGTCGAACTGGCAGATGATACGGAACGACTCACCAATGTTCTTGGGCATAGAAATGATGATCTCGGTCTTAATACTTCATATGCCGTCATGGATAGTGGGTGGAAGTATCAGTATGACAAGTTCAATGATGTGTTTCGATGGGTTCCTTTGAATGGAGACATTGCGGGGCTATGTGCCCGGACGGACTATCTAAGAGATTCGTGGTGGAGTCCCGCAGGATATACGCGAGGACAGATCAAGAACTCTGTTCGTTTGGCATACAATCCATCCAAGACGCACCGAAATGACTTGTACCGTGCAGGAATCAATCCTGTGGTTACCTTTACGGGTCAGGGAACGATTTTGTTTGGTGACAAGACTCTTCAGACACGACCAAGTGCGTTTGATCGTATCAATGTGCGACGATTGTTCATTGTGCTAGAAAAGGCAATTGCTACTGCTGCCAAGTTTGCTCTCTTTGAATTCAATGATGAATTTACTAGGTCGCAATTCCGAAACATGGTAGAGCCATTCCTTCGCGACATTCAAGGTCGTAGAGGTATCACAGACTTCAAGGTTGTCTGTGATGAAACAAACAATACAGGGGAGGTTATTGATCGGAATGAATTTGTTGGAGACATTTATGTCAAACCAACTCGATCTATTAACTTCATTCAGTTAAATTTTGTTGCGGTTCGTACCGGCGTTGATTTTTCTGAGATTGTTGGTAAGTTCTAACATAAATAATTAATAACACAACGATTTATTGTGTGTATTTAAAGGAGAAATAAATAATGCCCGGATTTTCAATCAATGAATTTAGGTCGCAATTAACTGGTGCGGGCGCTCGTCCTAACCTTTTTGAAGTAACAATTCCCTTTCCCGGTATATCAAATGCAGGCGAATCGGCGCAGAAGATGAAGTTCATGTGCAAGTCTGCATCAATTCCTGGAAGTGATATTGCCCCCGTAGAAGTTCCTTATTTCGGACGACAGATTAAGCTTGCCGGAAATAGAACGTTCGCAGAGTGGTCTACTACAGTAATTAATGATGAGGACTTTGCAGTTCATAGTGGTATTACTAACTGGATGGATGCAATCCAAAGCCATACACAAAGCGTCCGAAGGGGCGGAGTCAATGATTATCAAGTTGATGCTGTTGTCACTCAGTATGGAAAGACTGGCGATAACATCAAAGAGATTAATTTTGTTAATCTTTGGCCATCTTCGATGGCAGCAATTGAATTGGGTTGGGAGAATAATGATGCTCTTGAAGAGTTTGCTGTCACATGGCAATATGATTATTGGACAATTACTGATGGACGAACCACAACCAATTAACAATAAAAGGGACGCGCCTATATACTATTGAAGTGAAACAAAGAGAAATCTTGATTATACTATTATGAATAGATTTCTCTTTTAACTTATATATGTAAGGTTAAAAAAATACTATGGCAGTTAAATTATTAGGGTTTACAATTGGTCGCACCTCTAAGGAAGAAAAGTCTGTTGTAAGCACACAGGCATTTTCTCTTCCTGAAAATGAAGATGCTGCATTAACTGTTGACGGCGGCCCATTAGGTGGCGCCTACGGAACGTATCTTGATCTTGATGGCGTATTCAAAACTGAGAATGATTTAATCACTCGGTATCGAGAAATGTCATTGAATCCAGAAGTGGATATTGCCATTGATGATATTGTCAATGAATCGGTTGTTACTGAGTCTGGAAAGGCTCCAGTTTCTATTTCATTGGGGAATGTTGACATTCCCGACAACATAAAATCCAAGATTCGATCAGAGTTTTTTGAAATTCAACGATTGCTTGGGTTCTATGATTTTGCCTATGATATTTTTAAGAAGTGGTATGTGGATGGCCGACTGTATTACCATATGCTAATTGACGTAAATAATCCAAAGAATGGAATACAAGAACTGAGATCCATTGATCCTCGCCAGATTAAAAAAGTAAGAGAAGTGAAGGATCAAAAGCTTCAGGGGAATATGATGACCCTTCCTACAAATGCCGTGGACTACTATACGTTCTTTCCAGAGGGAACAACCCCAAACAATACTACTGGGATTAGAATTGCAAAAGATAGTATTTCATATACGCATTCTGGAATCTTAAATTCAGAAAAGACAATGATTCTTGGGCATCTTCATAAAGCAATCAAGCCCATGAATCAACTCAGAATGCTAGAGGATGCAACGGTTATCTATCGTATTTCAAGGGCACCCGAAAGACGAATCTTCTATGTTGATGTTGGCAATCTTCCAAAGGTCAAGGCAGAACAATATCTTCATGGGATTATGTCCCAATATAAAAATAAGTTGATCTATGATTCTACCACCGGAGAGGTGCGCGACGACCGCAAGCATATGTCCATGCTTGAAGACTTCTGGCTTCCACGCCGCGAGGGCGGCCGAGGTACGGAAATCACGACACTTCCCGGTGGTACGAACCTTGGAGAGATTGAAGACATCATCTACTTCAAGAAGAAACTCTATAAGTCATTGGGCGTTCCTGTCTCAAGGCTTGAGCCAGAGGGATCATTCTCTCTTGGGCGGGCAACAGAAATCACGCGAGATGAAGTCAAGTTTGGCAAGTATGTGAATCGTCTTCGATCTAGATTTTCTTCATTGTTTGATAATTTATTGGGAACACAGTTGCAATTAAAGGGAATTGTTTCATCGGACGATTGGGAAGAAATTAAGCAGTCGGTGTATTATGATTTTCATCAAGATTCTCATTTCGCAGAACTCAAACAAGTAGAACTCCTTCGGGATCGTACAGAGATTGCTCAAACCTTAGATGAATATATTGGAAGGTTTTACTCAAACGAATGGGTTCGTAAGAATGTATTGATGCAGACAGAAGAAGATATTGATAGGATTGATGCTCAGATTGAACAAGAAAAGAAAGATGGAGAAGAGCATGGCGAAGGTGAAGACGATTCTGAGTATGGTGGGGACAGTTTTAATTAAGTAAAATATATAGTCTGTATAAATAATCATTATAGAGGAGAAAACTTGCAATGAAAGACGTAATTAGAGATGCGGTACAAAATGCGACACAAGAAAATCCCCAAGAAATGGGAGAAAAGATAAAGTCTGTTTTGTTCGCAAAGGTATCAGACGCACTTAAAACCAAGAAACTAGAAGTTGCTCATACATGGCTAAATGGGATTGCCCCGCCAGAATCAGAAACTGCTGCCGACGAGGACTCTGAATAGCAATGTCTTCTATTATTTCCTTTCAAGAGTTTAGAATTAAAACTCTGGTAAATTTGCCCGACCCCGATGCTGCAATTAATGAAATGGCATTATTAATGCTCGATGAAGAGCCTGTCATTGATGAGCTTGAAGTTATCATAAAAAAGAAAAAAGATGATAATGTGCGCTTGCCAGGAGATGATTCTAAGGTCAAGGTAGATGTGTCATCTGCAACGGCTGTGGTCAATGTGTTTAAAGATTTAACTTCAAGCAATCGAACCAAGATGTTGCAGATGCTACAAACCAAACGTGGGTTTGATAAGATGGTAAAGTTTTCGCTCAAGCAGGCTTCTTTCTAAAAAGAGGATAAGAGAACAATGAAATTAATTACAGAAGTAGTAGACTTTGATGATGTCGAGTTTATTGTAGAAGAGACTAAATCGGGCAAGAAGGATTACTATATCCGAGGCGTGTTTATGCAGGCAGAAACAAAGAATAGAAATGGTCGGATCTATCCAAAGGAAGTTCTTGCTAAAGAAGTTAAGAAGTATGATGATTCCTATATTAAACAAAATCGAGCATTTGGAGAACTTGGCCACCCCGATGGTCCGGTAGTCAACCTTGAACGTGTTTCGCATATGATAAAGGAACTAAAAGAAGATGGGAACAATTGGATAGGCAAGGCAAAGATACTCGACACTCCTTATGGTAAGATTGTTAAGAGTCTTATTGATGAAGGAGCCAAGTTGGGCGTATCTTCACGCGGAATGGGATCTCTCAAGAAGCAGAAGGGTTCTAATGTTGTGCAGGACGATTTCTATCTTGCAACTGCTGCTGATATTGTTGCCGACCCGTCTGCTCCTGCTGCTTTTGTAGAAGGCATCATGGAACATAAGGAATGGGTATGGGACAACGGAATCATTAAGGAACAAGAAGTTGAATATTATAAGCAACAGATGCAAGAGTTGCGACGAAAAGATGTAGAAGTAGAAAAACTAAAAATCTTTAAGGATTTTCTGTCAAAATTATAAAATATATAAATATGACGTAGAATGACTTTATTCTTTTTAAGGAGATGGACATAATGGCAACCAAACAAACAGAAGCACTTTTGGACGAAGAAATTGACCAAATTGCTGATGAAATAGTAGAAGAGATCGAAAACGAACTCAAACTATCTGAGACATCTTCAAGCAAAAAGAAGAAGACAGAAGAGTCAGACGATGAAGAGGAGATGGAAGAAGGAGAACTTCCTCCTGCATTGAAGAAGGCCATTGATGCAAAGAAGAAGAAGGATGGTGGCGGCGATGATGATGATGATGATGATGAAAAGGATGAAGAAAAAGAGAAGAGCGCGAAGAAGAGTGTGAAAGAGGAAATAGAATCCCCCAAGACCAAGCATGAGATGATGCGAAATATCTTCACTCAGATGCAGGGCACCAACAAGAAGCAATTATCTGACGCCTACGCCCGACTTATGGGAAATCTTCTTGGAGAAGAAGAGGATGAAGAAGAAGAAGAGCAAGCATCTTCAAAGGGCAAGAAGGTTTCTGAAAAGCGAAAGATTATCACCAAGGAAGACATTGATATTACAGATGACCTCGATGCACTCTTTGGCGAAACCGATCTTTCAGAAGATTTCAAGACACAGACTCAGACAATCTTTGAGGCTGCTGTTGTTGCAAAGATTAATACTGAACTTGAACTGTTGGAAAGCAATTATGCAGAGATGGTCGAAAGCGCAAGAGAAGACATCTTGTCAGAGGTCACCGACAAGGTGGATAGCTATCTTGGTTATATTGTTGAAGAATGGGTCAAGGACAACGAACTGTCGGTCGAGCGCGGACTTAAGACAGAGATTACAGAAGAATTCATTGGTGGCTTGAAGTCGCTATTTGAAGAACATTACATTGATGTTCCAGAAGAAAAGGTCGATGTTGTGGATAGTCTAGCTGATCGTATTGAGACGCTGGAATCTGATCTAAATGAAAATATTGACAAGAACGTCGAATTGTCTGCCCAAGTTACAGCTTTTCAGAAGACTGAAACCTTGCAAGGACTTTCTGAAGATCTTACCGATATTGAATTCGAGAAGTTGAAGGGACTGTCTGAAGGAGTAGAGTTTGAAGGTTGCGATCAATACGAATCTGCATTGACCACGATCAAAGAAAACTACTTCCCGAAGAATGTGCAACGAAGAACGTCTGACGAGGAGGATGAAATTTCTACAGAAGGCGTAGGTAGTTCAGTTTCTCCCCAAATGGCTGCATATATGAGTACGATTACGAGAACGGTTGATAAACCAATTGTAGAAACATCATAACATATAAATAACTGTTAGAATCTAATAGATTCAAAAACTTTAAGGAGTCAAACAAATGTTGAATGAACAATTACTGAACAAATGGCAGCCAGTTCTCGATCATGCGGACCTTCCAAAGATTTCAGATCCTCATAAGCGAAGCGTAACTGCCCAGATGCTAGAGCAGCAAGAAATTGCAATGCGCGAGACATCTATCCATCATGGAGAGCAGAATCTTCTAGGAGAGTCTGTTGCCCCGTCAAATGTCATGGGCACGGGCGCAACTGATGGCACCGGGCCGAGTGGAGCCATTAAGGGATTTGATCCTGTCTTGATTAGTCTTGTGCGACGAACTGCTCCTCAGTTAATTGCATTCGATGTCATGGGTGTTCAGCCCATGAGCGGACCAAGCGGCATGGTGTTTGCACTCCGAGCCAAGTATGGCAAGGACGCAACCGGCGGCATCTCCGATGGTTTAGAGGCTCTGTTTGACGAAGCCAATACTGCATTCTCGGGTGCTGGCGGTGGCGATCAGGCATCGCTTGATGCAAACGCATTCTTTAGTTCTACTAATCCGAATGCAGCCCTCCCACAAGATGGCATGACAACGGCACAAGCAGAAGCATTGGGTTCGACAACGGGCGATGCATTCGCTGAAATGTCATTCGCCATTGACAAGTTTGTGGTTGTTGCCAAGTCTCGCGCACTCAAGGCAGAGTATTCGACTGAATTGGCTCAGGATCTCAAGGCAGTTCATGGTCTTGATGCAGAAACTGAGCTTTCAAACATTCTGACCACAGAGATTAATGCAGAAATCAATCGCGAGTTGGTCCGTACCATCTATACCACAGCAACTAAGGTTGCAACGGTTAATGCCGCAACAGGAACAAGTGGCAATCTTGATGGTCGGTGGCTCGTCGAGCGATTCAAGGCATTGGTCTTCAAGTTGGAGACAGAAGCAAATGCAGTTGGTCGTGCAACCCGCCGAGGCAAGGGAAATATCATTCTCTGCTCTTCGGATGTTGCCTCTGCTCTTGCAACTGCTGGTGTCATGGACCCAACCGCTGCACTCACGGTTGACAATGCAGGAAGCACATTTGCTGGTACAGTAAATGGCATTAAGGTCTACATTGATCCTTATAGCCTTCCCCACAGCACGAATGTTGGTCGTGACTTTGCCGTTGTCGGATATAAGGGTGCTTCTCCTTATGACGCAGGCATTTTCTACTGCCCATACGTTCCTCTCCAGATGGTCAAGGCGGTTGGTGAAGACAACTTCCAGCCCAAGATTGGTTTCAAGACTCGATTTGGTCTTGCTTCTAATCCTTTTGCAACGGCTGCTGGTGATGGCACTATTGATGTCGCCAAGCAAAACTCCTACTACAGAGGTTTCGAGATTCGCGACCTTAGTGGTCTTACTGCCTAATAGGCAATAATAACCATCGGTAGTATTACAAAAGAATGGGAGGCACTCAGTTAAATGGGTGCCTCCTTTTTGTATATAAATAGGTACATGGCGACCCTTATTAGTTTTTGGAGAATGCAGGATGGCACTATCTTATAACAGACCTACGAATCCAAACCCACTTTCACCTGTAGGATATGACTTCTTTATTGAAAGCCTCCCTTCGGTGAATTGGTTTATCACAGCAGTAAACCTTCCGGGCATTACTTTGGGCGAAGCGGCTTTTCCTACTCCGTTTATTGATACCGCTGTCGCCGGGGATACGCTTGTATTTGAACCCATTAATATTTCATTTATCATAGATGAGGATCTTCAGAATTGGAGAGAAATTTATGATTGGATGGCAGGCATTGGATTTCCGCATGATTTTAATGAATACGCAGCCCTCAAGGCAAAAAAGCCAGCTATTTATTCTGATGCAAGTTTAATTATATTAAATTCACATATGAATGCTAATTATAAATTCACATTCAAAGAGATGTTCCCGACGAGCCTTTCGGCGGTTCAATTTGACTCCTCTGATACCTCTTTAGAAACAATTAAGGCAGATGTGTCATTCCGATATTTGACATATACCTATGAAAAGATTGGTTCTTAATAAGGAGGGGGCCTTGACATTTGGTAGGCCGTGCTTACATTATGGCCCATGAATAGAAGAATTCCATGATCGGTTTTTGTGACCTATATAATTTAATATAATTATAATTTAATATAATTTAGGAGTAATGTTAAAATGAATGATAATAATGATAATAATGATAATACTGAATATGAAATCACAATTGAAATGGTTCATGCTTTGTGGGCATCTGATTCTAAAATTGACGATTTGGAGCTTGACCTTGAAAGCCTCAAGATTCCCCAACTGCATTCCAAGTACATGAAGATCATGAACGAAGAGAATCGTATTCTCAACCGAATGATGTTCACCCACAAGATGCTAGAGAAGGACAAGTTTGAATACTACTCTGGCAAAATGTGTCAAGAGGATCTTGATGAGCGAAAATGGCAGCCCTTGACTCTCAAGATTCTCAAGGGAGATGTTGCAAAGTATGTGGATGGCGACATGGATGTTGTTCAGAACTTGGTTATGATTGGCGACCAGCGAGAAAAGGTGGGTCTGCTGAATTCTATTATAGGATCTGTCAACAATCGCAGTTTCCAGATTACCAATGCAATCAAGTGGAAGCAATTCACCAACGGAATCAACGGATAGAGAATCATCAATATCAGTATGATGGATACCATTAAAATCCAGAAGTTGAACGAAGTCTATCTTCGTGTCCGTTCCGACGAACGCTCTGTCCTCCGTGAAATGTCAGACCATTTCACATTTGAGGTTCCGGGATTTCGTTTCATGCCTTCCTATAGGCACGGCACATGGGATGGAAAAATTCGTCTTTTTAACATACAGGACGGAACCATCTATGCGGGGTTGGTGTCTTATATTAATACATTCGCAGAGGAACGTGAATATACAGTAGAGCATGAAGCCCCCGATGCAGACGAGAACTTTTCTGTCCATGAAGCAGTTGAATTCATTGAAACTCTGGGGCTTCCGTCTAAATTCACACCAAGGAACTACCAAGTGG